AAGCCCGTCCCCTTGTTTGCTCTTATCTGAAACAAACCAAACCAGTTCAGGTGGTTTCAGTTTGGCTGCGTCTGAGTCGCCTGAGTTCGGCAGGGTTTTGCCACGGTTAGAAACGCCAATTGTTGAAGGCCCAACTTATGGTGATCTGGTTGCAGGTTGGTCTGAGCGAGTGCTCAACAAAACTTTGTTTGGGTGGCAACGTCAAGCATTGAACGGCCAGTTGACCCATGATGACAACGGTGATCTAGTGCATCGTGAATCTCTTGTTTCGACTGCTCGACAGAACGGCAAGTCCGTTGCGCTCACAGCGCTTATCGGCTGGTGGCTTACAGACTTTGCAGCGATGCGTGGCAAACCAATGCGTGTTCTTTCTACGGCCAACAAACTAGATCGTGCTGTTGCCATCTTCAATGAACTTGCCCCGGTACTAGAGGCGCACTACGACGCCAAAGTCACTTGGTCTTATGGGCGCAACAAAGTCGAGATAGGTTCTTCCGTCTGGGAGGTTCGTGCTGCGACGCCTCATTTGCATGGTGGAACTTACGACCTGATTATTGTGGACGAAGTTTGGAATGTCACCGAGGAAGTTTATTTTGACGCACTACGGCCGTCACAAATTGCTGTGAAATCACCGTTGCTTTCTTCGTGGTCAACCAGTGGCGATGAAGGGTCCAAGACTATGCAACGTCTTCGTGAGCAGGCACTGGGGGCGATTGACAAACACAAACAGACACGGCTTTATTTTGCTGAATGGTCACTGCCAGATGTTGACCCAAACGATGATTCGTATTGGCGTTGGGCAAACCCAGCCTTGGGGGAAACCATCACCCTTGACGCTCTTCATGCAGCTGCAGAATCTCCCGACCGTGCAGCGTTCCTTCGAGCGCACCTAAATCTGTGGGTCTCTTCGGCTGACGCATGGCTACAACCTGGCGTTTGGGAAAAACTCAAGACCGAGCAGGAATGCCCTGCCGGTGGCGTGTTGGCTGTGGATTGTTCTGTGGATAGTTCTAAGTATGTGGGGATTCGCTGTGGACTAACTGAGGAACAAACCATTGTGGCAACGGTCGAATTTTCTACCGAGTCAATGAAAGAGATGTGGCTACAGATTGAGAAGGCGATGGAGGCAGACCCAAAACTGCGTCTGGTCATCTCGCCAACTCTTGACGTGCACACCCCCGAAAAGTTAGAACGCAGGCGCACCACTTTTGGCTATGCAGAAATCCTAAAACTGACAGCCCTCACTAGATCGCTAATTTTGGAGCATAGGGTTTTGCACCGTGGCGAAGAACTACTAGCAAGCCACGTCAACAGGGCTGTCCTTGCTAGGGCTAACGGCCAAGTGGTTATCTCTTCTCAGCGTTCACCTGGGCCTATCGAAGCAGCCCGACTTTTGGTGGTTGCTGCAGCGATGGTGTCACGCCCAATAAATACTGGCAAAGCTGCAATGGCTTTCCGTAGATAGTTGCATTTGCAACAATTGTGTGTAAGACTCCGAGCGTGGGTCTTTTCTCTCGCAAAATCCGAGCCGAATACGCCAGTGCGCCTATTAAGGCTGCTGCTGGTGTCGGCTCGTCCGGAATACCTGCTTTTTATGCGTGGAACGCTGGCACAGTTGAAACACTGGCGTTGTCACTGCCCACCGTTTCACGCTCCTATGACCTGATGGCTTCGACCATTGGAAGCCTTGAGTTCAGGCAGTGCACAAAGCAGTGGACAGGCGAAAAATACGAAAAGATTTATGTGCCAAACGAAACGTGGATGGAGCGCCCTGATCCAAACTTGCCACGTCAGTTCATGCTTGCAAATACCTTCAAAGATTTGTGGTTTTACGGTCGAGCCTTTTGGTATGTGACTTCTCGTAACGCCAGCGACGGACGCCCAATGTCTTTCCGTTGGTTAGCAGCTGCAAACATTCAAACTCCCGACGAAACTGGCCCACAGTATTTCGGGATGACTGACAACATTCAGTTTAACGGTGTCAACATTGACGCTTCAAATGTGATCACTTTCTTGTCGCCGACAACTGGACTTATCTTTACTGGTCAGCGAGCATTCAACATTGGCTATCACTTAGACCAAGCAGCAGACCGATACGCCACCATTGAAACTGTGCCTGGCTACCTTCAGCAAACTTCTGCTGGCGAGACTATGTCGGGTGAAGAACTTGGTGATCTTGCTGCATCGTGGGCATCTGCTCGCCGTGATGGAAACGTCATTGGCGCACTTAATAACTTTGTGGAGTTCGTCGAGTTTGACAAAGACCCGATGAGTGTGAACAGCGAACAACGCCAGTATCAAGCACTCGATTTGTCACGCCTCTGTAGCGTTCCTGCCTATCTCGTTTCGGCACCCACCCCCGGTGCTTCAATGACCTACCAGAACGCACAGCAGGCTAGACAAGACCTCTGGCTATTTGGTGCACAGATGTACGCCACAGCAATCACACAGCGCCTATCAATGGATGACGTGTTGAGCCGTGGACGCCACGTTGAATTTGACCTAGACGATCTACTTGAGCAAAACGACATGGCCGAAATGTACAAAGAACCTGAAGTTGCAACACCATCGGAGACAGAATTATCATGATCAGACTTCAAGCCATCCCAGTGACACTGGATGCTGCTGCAGGCGAAGATTCACCACGCACCATCACAGGCGTTGCCGTACCTTGGGATGTCACAGCAACAGTTTCAGACGGCACAAAGGTTTCTTTCCTTCGTGGCGCTTTTGACCTTGAAGCAAAGAACCCGAAACTTTTGGAAAATCACGATTCTTCGCAGTTGCGTGGCGTTGTGACTGAACTTGCAGATTCAGAAGAAGGACTTTTGTTTACTGCAAAGTTTGCCAAGACCAGAGCATCAGATGATGCGATTGAACTTGTCAAGGCAGGCGCTTACGACTCCGTGAGCGTTGGCGCTATCCCACTGAAGTTCACAACCACAAAAGACGGAACAATGATTGTTTCTTCAGCATCGCTAGAAGAGATCAGCCTTGTTGCATCCCCGGCATTCAAGGATGCCATCATCACAGAAATCGCTGCTTCCGAACCTGAAGAAGAAGCAACCGAAACCCCCAACAACGACACTTCCGAGGAGGAAACCATGTCACAAGAAACCCCAGTCGAAGCCTCCCAGCCCGACATTATTCAAACTCCACTGCTTGCAACAGCACGTCGTGAGTTCAAACTTCCATCAGCATCCGAATACATCGCAACCTTCGTTCGTGGTGGCCACGACTGGGCACAGATGAACGCAAACATCCGTGCAGCAGCACCCGACGTTGTAACCAGCGACATCCCCGGCGTCATCCCAACTCCAATTGTTGCACCGATCTACAACAACTTCCAAGGCCGTCGCCCACTTATCGACGCCACTGGAGTTCGTTCAATGCCACAAGGTGGAGCAGTGTTTATCCGTCCAGTAGTAACAACTCACTCGACAATTGGAACTGCCACACAGAACACCACAATTTCAGCATCAGCATTTGAAGTTGACGATGTGCAAATCACCAAGACAATTCAAGGTGGCTATGTTGAAATCAGCGAAGCCTCAATGGACTGGTCACAGCCTGAAGTCCTCGGCGCTTTGTTAGACGACATGGCTCGTGTTTATGCAGACCGTACCGACCTGCTTGCGTGTTCAGAACTTGACACTGGCACAACGAACAGCAACAACTTTGCAAACGCATCAGTCAGCGACCCTGCTTACTGGGTTGAGTGGATGTATACAGCAGCTGCAGACATTCTCAATGGCTCGAATGGCAACTTGCCTTCAGTTCTTGCTGTGTCACCAAACGTCTGGAAGTTGCTTGGCTCATTGAGCGACACTGCAGACCGTCCGTTGTTTCCACAGGTTGGCCCAATGAACGCATACGGCACACTTAGCCCCGGTGGAGACGCAGGTTTTGCATTTGGACTTCGTGTTGTAGTTGACAGAAACATCACTGCGCTCGGTATGTACATCATGGACCCAACAGCAATTGAAAACTGGGAACAGCAAAAAGGCGCAATCAGCATTGAGCAGCCTTCACAGTTGTCACGCCAAATTGCTTTCCGTGGTTACTTTGCTTCAAAGGTCATCGACCCAACCAAGTCCATCAAGGCTGCTTTCGTCTAAACCGACGAACTACTAGAGGAACTGAAGAACCATGGCCACTTATGATCTAGCGTTTCACACACGCCTAGACGGTGTTGTGGTTCTTCAGACCTTTGTAGAAACAGGTATTCAAGTCGGTGATGTTGTCACCATCGCTGGCGCTGGGCATAACATCAACGGCACACACACCGTCCTATCAACGCAAGATAACGAATACATCGGACAGTCAGACGAAGGCGACTTTGAGTTTGACAACGAAGTGATTCGACTGTTTCAGTTTCTTTTTCGAGACGCTGACGGTGACCTAGAGCGTTCTGTCGCCACAGGAACTGTGACTTTCACACCGTCTGTATCGTGGATACAGGCTTCCGATGTCACAAGTTGGTTAGGTATTGACGTGGCTACTGCTAACGACACGGCCTTCATAACGGTCTGCGTCAATGCCACCAACAACTGGTGCTTCAGAAAGCGTCGTGAGGCTGGTTACACAGACTCGATGACAACAGTGCCAGGTGCAGATGTGAAACTCGGTGCGATCATGTATGCAGCAACTCTCTACCGTGAGCGTGGCTCTGCAGATTCGTTTGCATCGTTTGACGCAATGTCTTCAATCCCTATTCCTTCAACCATGGGTCGCATCATGTCTCTCATCGGTTGTGGCCGTCCACAGGTGGCCTGATGCCTGCATCTGGAATCCTTGTTGACGCAGTGAACGCAATCAAAACAGCGTTGACAGCGTTGGGTTTGAAACCAGTCACAGACCCACGCAACGCACGCCCCATGTCTGTTTTTATTGAACTCCCAGTGATGACGTCATTTACTTACAACGTGGGCGACTTTCGCATCCCAGTTCGCATACTTGCAGCTCCTCCTGGCAACCAAGATTCAGGTGACTACCTGATGACCACGGTTGACACAATCATGAACTCTTCCATTGCCGTAGTTGACGCCCGACCGGGCAACGCTTCTTACGGTGGGCAAGACATCCCAACATACGATTTGACTGTGGCTATCGCAGTTAGACGAAACTAGAAAGGTCAGAAATGGCATCAACAACATTCCTCAGCAACGCAACTGTGAACATCACACAGGGCGCTACTACTTACACCAAGATTGGCGACAACGCCAACCAAGTGACATTGACCATCGGTCAGGACTCGCTTGAATCCACAGCATTCGGTGACACTGGTCATCGCTTTGTTGGTGGCCTTCAGAGCGTTGAAGTTACTATTGAGTTTTTCCTTGCCTACGGTGGCTCAGGCGCAACAGCAGAAGTTGAAACAGCAC